ACTTCCGCCTGTAACTGTAGTCTTCGATTCGTCCATGCCACGCATATCACCTTGACCTGCATTCTTTAGATCTTGTGCATAGGCTTGTCCCATTAACTCAGCTTGAGTATTATAGTGTTCAGTTCTTTGGTCTGCAATTTCTTGCGGAACTTTCATGAGAATTAAATCTCCTGATCGAACTGTGCCTGCGTGTTTACCTGTATCGAGAACATCTGGATAGGCATCTTCGCCTAACTCATCTGGTGTTACAGGTTCATAACCTTGTCGAACTCTACCATTTACATTTGCATCATCAGAGTTGTTAAACAATTCATGTCTAACCCAACGATAGTGCATACCTTCAGGTGGTGATTCCACCGAAAGTTTGCTAGGTGCTGTCCAAACCTTTTTACGAGATGTCGAGGCCCGTGTCTTCTTTTTTCGACTGCTTTGAGTTGCTTTTGTCATATTATCCTCCCGCCTTTAACTGGCGTTGTTTTTGGCGTGCATATTCTTTTAGGTCTACTCCAAGTCTATTAGCCATCTCAACTTCTGTTTTTGATAACTTAATCTTAGAACTGCCCGGGGTTGCACGTGATCCCCCTACGACTGTTGGAACCTTATTAACATTCTTCTGCTTAAATTTCTCAGGAAATTCTGAGCGTATTCTAGCATCAAGTTCATTATAATATTCATCAGAATCTTGATTAGGTATTATACCATCATCTACTAATTCTTTATGAATAACTAATGCTGCCTGAGACATGATTCTGTCTGAAGTATCCGTACCACCAAACCACCTATTTCTTTTTTGCCATTCCACTGCCTTGCGGTCAGGAGCTGGCTCATATGGGTTTTGTTGTTTTGGAGTTTCAGTAACAGGATCAGGAGAAGATTGTTCGTTGGGTTTTTTGATTTGAGATTGTGCTCTGGCTCTATATTGTTGAGCCACAAGAGTCTCAGCTTTTACGCTTGCGAGTGTATCTTGTGCAGTAATCTCTTCGTCAATGTTGCCATTTTCTTTAGCAATCTTCAAAGCAGATAGGGCTTGTTTTTCTTGACTCTCGAGTTTATCAATATAATTGGTAATTGCACTTAACTCGTTATCTTTATTTTTAGTTTCGAGTTCTTGTGCTTGAGTGTGCCATGAAGCTTTATCTTGCTCTGCAGCTTTTAACTTTTCTTCAAGTTCCTTCTTTTGTGCAACAAGTCGCTTTATCCGTTTTTCAGCGCGCTTGCCAAATACTTTCTTAGAATCATCAGTATCTTCTTCCTCAGTTTCGGATTCAGTTTCAGCAGTCTCTTCAGATTTCTCTTCTTCTTCTACTTCAATTGTATCTTCAGCTACGGTTTCTATGCCTGTGACTGGAGCCTCAGTATTATTCGGCTCTTCAGGAGTATCTCCTTCATTTTCAGATAAGTCTATTATAACCTCATCGGCTTCTTCAACTGTATCTTCTATTCTTTCGTCTATCATATCAGACCTTTCCTTGGGTGCGACCCACGTTTAACGCTATCTACTATTTATTAGTATGCTGTAATTTTACAACATATTGTAGTAGAATGCAAGGGTTATTTTTATTTTAGTGAAATTTTATCTGGATCTGGAACAAGTCCGATTACTTCATCATCATTAATAATTACATAATCTTCTTCATCGTATCTAAGTTTACTGCCAACATACTTGCCAGTAAGCACCCAGTCTCCTACATTACACCATTTTTGAGACTTATCCTCATAACAGTCAGGCCCCATGGCAACTACTTGTGATATGTTAGTTGCTAATTTTTGGTGATGTTTAGTCTCATCAACTAATATAATGCCCCCTGCAGTTTTTTCTTGAAGCTCTCTAGGCTTAAGTAATATCCTAAAACCAGCTGGTGTGGGTAAACTATTTTTCTTTTTACTCATTTTATTCTCCTGTTTCTTGTTTAATCATCTTCACATACTCTTGATGAAAACGATCTTTCATATCAGCCAGTGTTTGTCCAACACCAACTAAATATCTGTAAGTAGCAAAATCTTCTGCAGCTCCACCAACTATTTGTTGTTGGTTTACTTCAACAGCTTCAGTAAGTATTGCATCTATTTTTTGTTTAAATGTATTTGCGTCCATATTTGTTCTCCTGTAATGGGGGGCAATTTGATTATATAGAAGTTATTCTATATTGTCAAGTGAGTCTGGATCAAGTATTTTAGGTTGTATATCTTTACATTTCTCACGTACTGTTGCAAATTGTTCACCTAATTCAAGGTTTTTGTAACGACCACATAGCTTCAATAATTCTAACTCTATACGTAAAGCATTAAGTTCTCTGGTATGTTTTTTAAATTGTTTGTTACAAGTAGAGCCTAGATCAAACCTAAAACGTATACCACCACGCCATTCATCAGATACATTTGGACCATTAGGGTAAAAGAAAGTAGTAACCTCATTATCATTATTGGTAAAGTAAGTACCATTATGGCTTTCACTATCTCTTAAAGAATAATCGAAATAAGGCTCAATGCTACCAGTACTGCAATGACCACCACCATTGTTGAGATACTCATTGGCGGCTTGTGATTGGCTTGCCGATAACAGGTATCCAGCGATAAGTAGTAAGCCAATAACATAAATTTTAATTTCTTTCATTACCACCCTCCATTAAGCTGTCGAGTAAGTTCCTTAATATCATAAGAGTTTTGTCTAACTGTGTCTGCAGTTTTGTATGAGCTATCTCTACTAGCGTCAACAAACGCAGAAGCTTCTGCTAACTCAGTAGCCATACGTGTCATTTCTCTAGTAAAGTCTTCTTTGGTTCTAGTCATTTCTTGATCCCAATAACTTAGATCTTTACGTATTAATTCAATATCTTTAGTAGCTCTTTCAATAGATTGGATAGTACTATTAAAGGTTGTTATTGCGTAGTATAGTGAGGATAGTATAGCTGCAACTACAGGTATATATACAAAGTATTTTTTTATATCATCTATTTGCATGATAAGTTCTCCAAGATTATTTGGCTATTATAAATCTATTGCTTAGTTTTGTCAAGGATCTGAAAGTATTTCTCCTGGTAATCATTAAGATCTGTAAAGTTTTTTATGTGTTCATCATTATTGCATAAATTTTTATATATAGTTTTATCATTTAACCATTCTCTACCAGTCCAGAATTCGAAGCCATCATACTTAGATTTGTACATACTACTATTTTCGTAAGCATATGATAGATAGTATTTATTATATCCATTATCTAAAGCCCATTTTATTTCATAGAGTGTGGCAAATGAACCCATGCCCAGTTTAGGATCTTCGTAGTCCCAAGCAAACTGTCCGGTAACTAAATGTTTATTGAATGTAATAAGCTCAGTAAAAGCTATAGGTTTATCATCTTGATAATATACAAAGTATTTCCAATCAATTGGGTCATCACGATAGAACTCTTCACTTTCAGCTTCGTTATTAGTTTCATGAAAGTTTTTATGTCTTATATATTTTCGATAAATAATAGCTAGAGTATCTTCTAACTCATCAGTTAGTTCATCAAATACTTTTACAGTTATGTCTTTTCGTTTTAATTTATATCTTTTGCTTTTATTAAACTTAAACTTATTTAAATCTAATCGTGCCCCTCTGGCATTAATCCAAGTCTGTCCATCTAGCTTAGTGTGATACCAAGACAAAGGAATCCATCCATTATCTAAAGCATAATCATACTCATCTAAATCAAACTTAGCAAGTATTAAAGAATAAAGTAAATCGTAATTAGTTAATTTGCCCGCAATATGGTCAAAGAATATTTTCACTTTTCACGTTCAAATTGCGTCATGTAAGAATCATCAGTCCATGAATCTTCACGAGTGTTCTCCACTGTGTAAAAGTTTTGATCAATTAAATATCCAGGATTCTCATCAATCCTTTTTTCCATAAACGCATCATCATACCATATAATTCTATTGTTTGGATATGCAAAAAAGTTTCCTTCATCCATTCTAAACATGTGTGCACATTTGTGCTCTGGATCTTCTGAGAAGTTTGTATCTAAGAAAGAAGCTTTGTCTTCCCAAGCCCAGTCAATGGTGTACATGTAAGTACCTTTACGCTTGACTCCTTTACAGTCAATTAGTTCTGCTCTGCAGTTTGCTAATCTATTTCTACGTTGTACATTTACGTATGAAGAAAAACAATCCCAGTATTGGTGAATGTTTAATTCATGTTTGGGTGCATCTTTTTTCCATACAAATGCATGAATAGGTCTACGAGTCCAGTTAACACCATTAGGCAGTAAGCATTCAAATAGTAAAGCTCTACGTTCTAAAGAAGCTACACAATGTACATCACAGAATGTGTGTTCACCATGCCCCTTAGTGTGGTCAAAAAGATATTCGTTTTTTATATACGCTGAAAACGGCGGTACGTTATGATTTAAATATGCCATGGTTCTCTCCTACCACTTAACCTTATCAGCCCAATAGGCTGCTGACATTTTACCTTTTGATATATTACGACCATGCCTAGCCTTGAAAGACTTACGTTTAGCTTTCATTCTAGCAGATTCACCAGCTTTAGGTTTACCTGCAGTGCTAGCTCCTTGCTGTCCAAATCTTATTGTCTTAACTTTAGTGCCCTCTTTAGCTACTACTACATGTGATTTCTTCGGATGACTAGGAGTTCGTTTAGGTTTATTAAAACCTGATACTCCTGCTCTAGTTAATCTTGAATCTTTACTCATCTATATCTCCTTGTTTTCTTTGCAATACTTTTTGGTTGTTTAACAAACTGTTTACCTTTTTTAGTACCTTTTCTTTTAGCTGCGGTAGTTGCTGCATACTCTTTAGCAGATAAAGATTCAATAGCTTTTTTAGGCAAATAACGCTCTCCAGTCTTGGAAGATTTCTTTCCAGACTTAGTTTGCCACTTTTGTTTGCCCCAATCCTTAAGACTTTTTTGACTTTTTTTTAGTGTCATGTTTTCTTTTTAAACTTTCTTTTGCTTTTTTAGCTATAGAAGCTTGTTGTGTTTTACCAGCAACTTTACTTCTTTGTTCCATAACTGTAAGTATTTGTATCTTACGAGCATATGGTTTATTAATTTTCTTTACTTTTGCCGCAGTCTTTCTTGCATCTGTTGGAGTTGCATATTTTATACCTACAGTATCTTTTGGATTTTCATCCGTATATAATCTACGTCCTGATCCCTTTGGTTTTTTGCCTGTTCCTAATTTTGGATCTTTCTTTGTCATTAACTCTTGTAACCACCACCAGCTTTTTTATATGCTTTAGCTAATGCTTGTGCTTTACGAGCAGACCATTGTCCAGCTCCAGTACCGTGAGATGCTTGAGCTTTAATTCTATTAAATATTTTTTTACGCATACCAGGCTTAGTATAGTTACCTGCTTTGTTAACCGTTGATTTAGATTTAGTTGCTGGTTTTCTTTTTGTAGTCATACTTGTTTGTGCCCTCGTTATCATATTAGTCTTTAATTATTTTATCACAGTGTTTAACACCTGTTTTATCTGTTATCATTATACATTGTTCTAAGCTACAAGTATATTGTACTTGGTTGCCGGAGTTACGTTCAGCTAAACGCTTGGCAGCAAGGCACGTACTAATATTGTCCTGGTGATACCAACCTTCTATAGTTTTGTTACCACCATCATAGATGTACAAACTAAGTATAATAACTGTTTCAATGATTCCCATTTTTCCTATTTTCTAAGTCTATAATACGATCTTCATGAAATTGAATAGTCATATCATTTTTTTCAATGTTAGGTACGTTGTCTTCAATAATCTCTTTTAGTTTTTCTACATCACCTGCAAGAAACTCAGTAAGCATGTAAAGTTCTTGTATTTGTGGCGATACCATTTCACCTTTAGGTACACCTGCAATAAATTCATTTGCAGCTTCTATATCTTTTTCTATAAGTTGTAGTTGTGTTTCAATAGAATTAAGTCTTTCTATAACACCAAAAGCAAACCAAGCACCTACAGTAACTGCAGCGATAATAGAAATTAAATTTCTAGCTGGCATACTGATTGAGGTATTTTCTGATACTTTCATTTATACGTCCTGTAAAAGTATAGTTTCACCGTGACAGTAAAATTCAAAATTTGTTAAAGTGTTTCCATCTATATTTCTAAATTTTTCTAATAAACTATCCACTAAAATAACTTTGTTATTATTTAAAAAAAGATGACAAGCTTGATCATCATCAAATGAATGTTCTTGCCACTTAGTAAGTCTAGAGCTATCTAACTCGGCGTATGTTAACATTACTGTTAAATACCAAATCATCAGATATTTCCACTAATTTTAATTGCACTAGCTCCTGTCTGTGCAGCAACGTCCATAGCTTTTTCAACTAGCTCTTGTTTTATTTCACTCTCTTTATTCATTTGATCCATCATGATTTTATCTTTACGTAATTCACGATCTTCATCTGTATTTTCATCTTTGATAATTGTTTGTGCTTCTTCTAATGCCATCTTATCTTCATGAACTTTTAAATCATTCATCATTTTTTGTGCACGTAAAGCTAGATCTTTTTCTTGTAATTCAATTTGTGGATCTTTCTTTTCACCTGCCATGATCTTAGCTTTTTCTTCATCAAGTTGTAATACTTTATCCGAAGCTTCTGCTGACATCATTGCTATTTGATTTTCTAACTCAGGCGGTAGTTGTTGTGCTGGCATTTGACCAGGTTGTCCAGGCTGACCAGGCTGTGGCTCCATTGGGCTAGACATAATTATTTGTTGCATTTGTGGATCAGGAATCATCTGTGCCATTTCTTGTCTATACTTCATAGACAGATGCTCTTGAATGTGTGCCATTAATATTTGTGCCATTTGTCTATTTTCATTGTATGCTGGATTCTGTAGCATGGTTCCATGTACAATAATATGCGCATCATGATTTTGATCCATTCTAGCTTTTAAAGGTGTGCCTTTCATAGCCATCATGTTTTCAGTAATAGGATCTCCAGTAAAAGGAGGTTGTGATTGTGCTAAATATCTTTTAGGATCTTCAACACCCATAGCAGAAAATAATTCTTGACTAATTAATTGCATATTGTATTGTCCAGGATTTTGTTGAGCTATAGACATAATTGCATTTATCTTAGCAATACGATGCGCTTCAGTAGGCATGTTAGGATCTGATACAGGTATTACATCAATGCTTTTTAAATTAAAGTCTTGACTAAATACTTGTTGTGCCCCACCTGCTACTTCGTAAGGATAAGACTCTGGTAAATATTCTTGATCGAGTCTGCAAAGAATTCTTAAATCTTTAGTTTGAGCTTCGTGCATACGTTTATGTACTGCTGCAAATAGTTTACTAGATTGTTCTAGTAATGCCATAGTGGTTCCGACTGGTCCGTAATTGCTTCCAGATTCTACCACATTATCTGTGGCATCTGCAAACTCACGAGCGGCGTTAGTTACATATTGCATTAGGTTAAATAATGTACTTGACGGTTCTTTAAATGGCAAAGGTTGTAGAGACTTTCCAAGATCACCAGCCGGACTATTTACTTCTCTCCATTCACCAGGAGCGATTGGCTCATCGGGTGCTAAGACACGTAATCCGTGAGCTTTAAATCCACCTGGTAAATTTGCAAATGTACCAGCATCAATAAGCTGGCGCATTGAAGAAGTTGCAGTCTTAGTAAGACCGCCTATCAAATGTAGATAACCATAACCATAAAAACCTAACCCAGGTATCATAGTATAGTGTGTAAAATATAATTTCTTTTTCTTAAATGGATCTTCAACATCCCAGTTTCTTCTAATAGATAAAACTTTTTGGTCTGCTGTCATGTATACAATGTACGGAAGATTTACACCAGACTCATCTTCAAAGCCTGGAACGTCTGCTTCAACATGCATTTCTAAAATTTCTACTCTGTCATTGTTATTGCCAGGCTTGCTTAACCCAACAGCTTCATTTGCCGCATCATCTGCAGCTGACTCTGATATTTCTGCGTCTTCTGAAAAGTCTACATCTTTTGCAAACAATCCAGCAAGTTGTAATTTTTTAATTTGATTTGATGATAACGTGTATTTGTGTGTAAAACGTTCTGCAGTTTCTAAATTAGAAGCATAGTAGTCTACGTAAAAATCTTGTGCCTTAACATATTCAGTACGAGGTCTGTTGGAAGTTGCATCCCAATAAGTTTTTTTAAATGCTGAACCATATAAAGCTACATGAAATAATAAACGATCAAGCTCGGGACCATACTCTGGCATTTGAACTTGAGTTTGCCAATTCATAAAATCTCTAACACGATTGGCTTGTTGTAATTTTTGATCAGACTGTACACCCATAATACGCGTACGCACCGGGCCTTCAGTTGGGAATAATTCTTTAAAAGCTTTAGCTTGAAACTTAACTACAGATTGTGCAAGTACTGGATGGGTAGATCCACATGCACCAGGAAAGGGTTGACTAGAATCATCATAAGATAATCCTAATAAGTTAACACCATCTTCTGCAATCTCATCATATTCTCCACGAGCTTCTTTGTCGGTTTGATAACCTTCAAACATATCATCAGCAAATTCTGCAATCTCGTTGTCATCCATGAACTCAACTAAGTTGGCATCATGTTCAGTTGCCATTGGCATTTCCATGTCATCCATAAGACCCATAGCTTCTGCTTCTGCTAGTGCTTGATCATCTTGTAAGGTAACTTCTGCGTTACCTGCTTCGTCTAATTGTATATCTTCATCAGTTGGTATTTGAACTGAAGGTGTTTCCAAATCTGGAGTAATAACTTTTTCGATTGCCATTTTATTTCCTTAATGTCCCCTTA